CCTGAATATGGATTTGGTTTGTCTTACAAAACTTTTGCACCATCATTCATTACGGAAAAAACATACAAAGCTCTTATAAGTGGTCGCCCTTTTTTAGGTTTTGCGTCTGCATACTATCTAGAAAATATTCGCAACATGGGATTTAAAACATTTTCACCATGGATCGATGAGAGTTATGATAGCGAAGAAAATGATGAGCAAAGAATGAAAATGATACTCGATGAATTAAAAAGACTAGACAGTATGAAATTGAGCGAGATGATTTCTTTGCTAGACGAGATGCAAGAAATAACAGAATATAATCGACAGCACTTGTATGATCTTGCGGCTAGTTACAAACTGCCTGAAAAACTTTCATGGATAGGTGAAAGAAGTAGATGCATGGAAGTCAATTATTATCAGAGATAAATAGTAGACAACAGTTATTTAAAAGGTAAACAAAAGTGGCTTATAATCCTATAACAAATGTTGCTGAAGCAGGTTTGTCTGGAGCGTCTAATCCAATAGAATTAGATTTTCTTAGACCCAATGGCTTTAAGTTTCAGATTCACAATATACCCAATGTATCATTCTTTTGTCAGGCAGCGAATATTCCGCAGATGTCTATTGGCGCACCTGAAGTTGAGACACCGCTTTCTACACTAGCATTCCCAGGAGAAAAGGTACGATTTGGTGAACTGATGATAAGATTTCTTATTCAGGAAGACATGGCTAATTACAAGGAACTCTATGACTGGCTTATTGGTTTAGGGTCACCTGAAGATCACTCACAATTTACTAAGTATGTAGATGGACAAAGATACAGATTTCCTAACCAAAATACCAGGGCTAAAGACTTGGGACAGTTTAGTGACGCGGATTTGTTTGTTTTGGATTCCAACAACAATCCTACTACTCGTATTAATTTTGTAGACTGTTTCCCAATCAGCCTCGAGGGACTAGACTTTGATATTAGTAGCGGAGACCAACCATATTTCGTTGGTATTGCGGCGTTTAGATACAGATTGTTTAACATAGAAACGGTCACATAGAATGTTGACTTGTTAACCGTTTCATAGTATATTATGCATAAATAGAACCTTTGAGATTATTATGATTAATTTGAAAGAACTACAGGACATGTGGGCATCTGACTGTAAGATTGATGAACTGTCACTAGGACAAGAGTCCACACGCACACCCGAACTACACTCTAAATATCTGAATCACATGTCAGATACTAGACTTCACCTCAGAAAATCTGAAGCCGCATTACTCAAACTTAGAAGAGTAAAGGTGCAGTACTATAGGGGTGAAATGTCCAGAGAAGATTTAGAGAGGTTGGGCTGGGAACAATACTTAGGACCAAAGCCTCTCAAACAAGATATGAATGAGATGCTAGACTCTGATGATGATGTGATCGAACAAACAAACAAAGTAGAATACATTCGCACAGTTGCAGATTTCTTAGAAAGAGTTTTGAGAAATCTAAACAGCAGAACTTGGGACATCAAGAACAGTATTGAGTGGAACAAGTTTACTAACGGACTGATGTAATGATAACAGTGACTAAAAAGAATGAAGTGTATCTCAATATAGAATGTGATATAGGTATTGCACAAGAGATAAATGACTTCTTTACTTTTGAAGTACCGGGCGCAAAATTTATGCCAGCGTACAAGTCACGCATGTGGGACGGCAAAGCAAGACTATTTAACATCTACACTAAAGAATTACCTGTGGGTTTGTTATATTACCTACAAGACTTCTCTCGGCAACTAGAATATCCCATTGTTATAAATATCGCGGACATTGGAGACCCAGTGTCTATATCTTATATCTCAAACTTTATACAGGAGTTAAAACCTCATACAAATGAAAAGCCTATCCATGCCCGTGATTATCAAATTGAAGCAGTCACTAAAGGAATCAATGGGGGTCGTAGTCTCTTACTTAGCCCCACTGCTTCTGGTAAGTCTCTCATTATCTATTCCCTGGTTCGTTATTATCAGCAGTTAGGTAATAAACAACTAGTAATTGTTCCTACCACATCTTTGGTAGAACAAATGTACGGGGATTTTGCAGATTATGCCTCGGCTGATAGTTGGAAAGCATCTGAAAATTGTCATCGCATATATGGTGGTAAAGAAAAATCAAATGAATATCCTATAACAATATCAACTTGGCAATCTATATACAAGTTTCCAAAGAAGTGGTTTGAAAAATTTGATGTAGTATATGGTGACGAAGCACATTTATTCAAAGCAAAATCCCTTACAACTTTAATGAACAAATGTACCAATGCGAAGTATCGCTTTGGTACTACAGGAACCCTTGACGGAACTAAAACGCACAAGTTAGTTTTAGAGGGTTGTTTTGGACCTGTACACAAAGTAACCACAACAAAAAAATTAATGGATGACGGCTCACTTGCTGATCTAAAAGTGAAGTGTCTTGTTCTACAGTATCCTGACGAAGAAAAGAAAAAAGTCAAAGATATGAATTACCAAGAAGAAATGGATTTCTTGGTATCCCACAACAAAAGAAATATCATTCTAAGAAATCTTACAATTTCTCAAAAGGGAAACACATTAGTTTTGTTTCAATATGTTGAGAAACATGGCTCAAATCTTTTTGATTTAATTAAGAGAAAGATTGCAGATGGTCGCCCGGCTTATTTTGTATACGGTGGTACTGATACTGAACAGAGAGAACAGATTCGGGCATTGACAGAGAAGGCAGACAATGCTATAATTGTTGCTTCATATGGTACATTCTCTACGGGAATCAATATCAAAAATCTGCACAATGTAATTTTCGCATCACCAAGCAAGTCACGAATTAGAAACTTGCAGAGTATTGGTAGAGGACTTAGAAAAGGTAGTGCCAAGACACATTGCAACCTTTATGATGTCGGAGATGATTTGTCTTGGAAGTCAAAGAAAAATTATACTTTGAATCATATGGTTGACAGAATAAAATTATATAATGAAGAGGGATTCGATTACAAAATAATCAATCTCAATGTATACGGTGAAGAAAAATGAATGTAAAAGCATATATCATTTCTTACTTTGGTAGTAAAGACAAGCCAGAAGAAAGACAAGTCCGTGTAGAGAATCACAAACAACAAATTGATTTTTGGAAGGCTTACTGCCCCGAAATGCAAATACAAGTTTTGGCACAAGACTACAATGAAGATGAATTCATTGAGGGGGTTGAGTATGTTGTGCATAAAGGTGACTTGCTCACACCCGGTCAGGCGAGAAATGTTCTGTTAGAAAACTTTTATTCAGATGTAGATTTTAGAAACAATCATGAATGGGCATTGTTTATGGACAACGATGCTGTGTTGAAAAGCCACGATCAATTTTATCACACTAGAATGAACATTTGTAAGGTACTTGAAAATTTCCCAGATAATTTTGAGGGTGTTGATCTATTTTTTCCTCACTGGGACGGCAGACCAGGAGACGGGGCATTCAAAGATAAGTACAGAAATTTAGACAAAAATTATATCAATGTTAAGTGGGACAGAGAGTTATGCTTTGATAGAAAGTTTGGCTCTATGAAAGGAACAATGTTTTTTCTAAGAAGAAATGAACAGCGAGTAAAATTCAATGAGAAATTTACCTATATAGACGGAAATCTGTTAGTGGGAGAAGACGATTTCTTTGCATTGGAGTGCGCAATGAAAGGACTTAAAACTTATATTCTCAGAAATATTCTTTTAAAAGAGTACACTTCTCCTAGTACACATGCAGGCGCACAAAATACAAGAAAGGCAGAAATGGATAAAGGCGACAAGATTTTTAGAGAGGCTTATGGCTTGCCTGAGAGCCGCGGACAGTGGTATAAATATGTAGGAAGACGATACGGAATTTACATGGACAAAAGAATAGTTAGACCTTACTTAGAAGAGATTAAGACTAACACTTTAGAAGAGTTGTTCACATGAATTTAAAAGCCAAACTAATTAAGTTTGTTACGGGCGATACAGTGATTGCAATGATGAAGAGTGATACTATTCTAAATGAAAATATAAAAGAGTTTGTTGAACTGCAATATCCAATTGAAGTGATAACACAATTTTTTAATGCGCCTGATGGTATAAAAGAAAGATACAATCTCAAACCTTGGCAGTCCTTATCTGAAGAAACTGTTATAACGGTAGATAGCAGTAGTATTATTCTCTTAACGGATGTTAAAGAACAATATGAACTCGGCTATAAGGATATGGTAGATATGTTTTATTTTAGAAGTGATGAGTTAGATATGGAAGATGTTGAACAACAAATCCAAGAAAGAGTAGATGAGTTAGAGAGAAACATTCTTGCTCAGATGGACGATGACACAATACATTAAATTACTCCTTGAAGCGCAACAGACGGAGTATACACATCCTTAAAATAGATGTCAAGCATTTTTTTAATTATGGAGACCAAAAGTGAAAGATAAACAAAGCGTACACTATATTGACAACAAAGAATTTCTTAGAGCAATCACAGAGTATAGACAAAAAGTGATTGCGGCAAAAGAAGCGGGCGATGAAAAGCCTAGAGTCACAAACTATCTAGGTGAGTGCATGGTAAAAATTGCAAACCATCTAGCATACAAATCCAATTTTGTGAATTATACCTTCAGAGATGAAATGATTCTTGATGGTATTGAAAACTGTATCACCTATATTGATAACTTTGACCCGGAGAAATCTAAAAATCCTTTTGCTTACTTTACGCAAATTACATACTATGCTTTTCTGCGTAGAATTCAAAAAGAGAAAAAGCAATTGGACACAAAATACAAATACATTCAGAGCCTAGACATTGAATCTGTTATGGCTGATGTTGACCCAAATGATACAAACACCAGCGAATATTTGGACTATCTGCGCAAACAAATTGATGCTTCTGCAAAAATAGATCAAGATCATGCTGACCAAAAATTGGTAAAGAGAAGACCAAAATACTTTGATGATGAAGAAGCTATCAGAATTGCTAAAGAAAAGGTAGAGAAACTTAAAGATTTGGCTGATTAATGCTTGACATTTGTTTTTAGCTACTGTATAGTGTCAGCATGAATATCAAATACTCTGAGATTTTTTATAGTTTTCAAGGCGAGGCTGAGTTAGCGGGTACACCCACAACATGGCTCAGATTCTTCGGTTGCAATCTAGAATGTAACGGTTTCGGTCAATCTGACCCAGCTGATGCTTCTACTTGGATACTTCCCTACAAAGACTACGAATTGATTGATGTTAAGCATGTCGAAGAGTTGCCTGTATGGGAATATGGTTGTGATTCATCTTACTCTTGGTCAAAAAAATACAAACATCTAGCAAAGACAAATACTGTCGAAGAAGTTTGTGATGCCTTAGAAGAAACACTTCCGAGCGGGAGATTCACACACCCTGATTCAGGTCAAGAGAACATGCTTGCATTTACTGGTGGTGAACCTATGCTTTGGCAAAAACAAATGAAAGCAATTGTCAACGAGTTTCTTATTCGTGGCAATGTTCCTAAGATCATCACAGTAGAAACTAACGGCACCAAAAAACTAGACAAAAACTTACAGGACTTTATCAATGTTTACCTAGCTGAGATGGGCATTCGTTGGCATTGGGCAATCAGTCCTAAACTTCTTCATACAGCAGGCGAAAAAGATAAAGTTATACCTGAAGTTTTTATGGACTATGTTCAAGGCACACGAAGCACAAGCATCATCAAATTTGTTTGTAACGGCACGGAAGAGTCTTGGAAAGAAATTGCACAGTATACAAAAATTATCAGAAAGATGTCTGAGTACAATGAAATAAAAACTCCTGAAATTTGGATTATGCCAGCAGGTGCTACAAAAGAAGAACAAGAATTCGCGGCTGATATTTGTATTGATGCTATGAATAAGGGCTACAAGGTAGCGACAAGAAATCACACTTATGTTTTTGGGAATGCGATTGGGACATGATGAGACTTAGTTGGAAAGAATATGAAGTGTTGCTAGGTGGACTACTTCAAGATATTGAGAAGACAGATTACGATGTAGTAATTGGTATCAAGCGAGGTGGTTTGGTTCCTGCTGTACATCTTTCAAATTTATTGGGTATTCCAATGGAAGTTGTAGAGTTGCAAAAGCGTGAGGGCGATGGAGTATTCCGCTCAGGAGATTTGTCTAAGTATAACAAACCTTTGATTGTAGATGACATATGTGATACAGGTGAAACACTTGAAGAATTACATTTGCATTTACCCAAAGCAGATGTTGCAGTCTTGATTAACAAAACAATCTCTGATAAAGTTACATATTCTGGCACAGATCACTCAAACAATATGTGGATAGTATTTCCCTGGGAAGTTTAAAATGATTAGTAAAGTTATTAAGAAGCGTCTTGACGAAGGTGCATATCATTATCGTGCCTCTGACAATATTAGTAATTGTATCGCTGAAGGCGAACATGAACTTTTGATTGATGAGGTTACTGAAAAATTTGAGGCTGTTCTACAAAGTCTTGTAATTGACACTGTTGAAGATCCTAATAGTCAAGACACCGCACGGCGCCTTGCAAAAATGTATATTAATGAAATCATGTCTGGGCGATACTACCCCTCTCCTAAAATAACATCATTTCCTAATGACGGTGAATATGACCAACTCATTGTAATTCGTAGTGACATTACTAGTATGTGTTCGCATCATCACCAGCCTGTACAGGGTGTTTGTTATATTGCTTGTATGCCCGGTGAAGAAGTGATTGGTTTATCAAAGTATACTAGGATTGCACAGCATATTGCAATGCGTGGTCACTTACAAGAAGAACTCACTGAAATGATTGCTAAAGAGATTGAAAGGCTCACAAAATCAAAAGCAGTTGGTGTTTATATTCGTGCTAGACATGGTTGCTGTGAAAATCGTGGCATTCGTTCTTCAAACAGTGCAACGCAGACAACTGTACTTAAAGGTGAGATGAAAACGAACCCTGCATTGAAAAATGAATTCATGCACAATATACAAATTCAAGAGACATTGAGTGGTTAAACATATAATGATAGATATTAAACATATAATGATAGATATTGAAACACTCAGTATTCGCCCCTATGCGGCAATACTTTCTATTGGTGCAGTTGCATTCAATGTAGAAGAAGGTGTGATAGATACATTTTACATCAATATTGATGGTCAATCATGTAAAGATGTTGGTTTACATGTAGACAAAGGAACTGTTGAGTGGTGGGGTAGACAGTCAGAAGCGGCAAGAAAGGCTTTGACTGTAGATCCGAAACCTATAGGAGAGGCACTGGATGCTTTTTCTGAATGGATGCAAGCAGATAAAAGCACAGTTGTCTGGGGTAATGGTTCGGCTTTTGATATTTCTATCTTGGAGTCAGCATATTGGAATACAGGAAAAAATATTCCATGGACACCCTGGAAAGTACAGTGCTACAGGACAGTGTTGAATCTAGTAGGTGTAAGTAACAAACAGATCAGAGAAGCCGAAGACGATACACATCACAATGCACTTGACGATGCAATGAGTCAAACCCGCACACTATTGAAAATTTTGAGGAGCTAGTATGACCAGACTTAAAATGATTCGTGACATTACCGATATTCGACTGAATGACAAAGGTGACACCCTTGTACTCAATACCAGAAACTTTCGCGGAGACCGAGAACAGCATAATGTGCTTGACTTTTCTCCTGAAGAAGTGTATAGTCTCATCATTGATGCTTACAACTACGGTAAGTTAGAGCAAATGCATGAAATAAAAAAGGTATTGGGGATTAGGAATGAACATATTTAAGTTACACGAAGATTACCGAAAAGCGGCACAATTACAATGTGATAAACATGTTGTAAAAATGGACACAGAATATGCGCAGTTGCTTTCTACTGCACACCGTGTTCTAGATGGTGATGAGTATTACGACAAAACTTCAAATGGCAGACGCATCAAACGATGGCTACATCCCAATCCTGTTATGGAACAAGAATTGTATAAGGCTTCTCACATTAATCATCCTTCTAATATATGGGCAAGGGAAACTCTATCAAACTATCTCTGGCTTTACGGACTATGGGAGGAGTCATGCAAGGAATATACGCATCGTTACGGTAAAGTCCACGGCGCATGGCAAAAATTATCTGAGCATGTAAAAACACCTCCTGCTAATATTCCTGATGGTCCACTGACTCCCTTACCTCAAGCAATGCCCGATGATGTTAAGTGTAAGGACGCTGTTGAGGCTTACAGAAACTACTACAAAAAATATAAATCAGCCTTTGCAAAATGGACTAACAGACCAACTCCGAGTTTTATGAATGCGTAATTTAGAATATGTTGTATCAGGCACAAGTTTTATGCGACTTGCAAACCCAGGCTCTTCAGGAGATCCTGAAGTTTACTACATGATAAATGATTTGTTCAGTAAGTTTGTTCACAATCATAAGAGCCATACTTATTCAATTTTGTACAATGCATATCAAGAGGCACCTTATGGTGACAAGTTAAAAGTTTACCTACCTGCAATAAAAAATCTTCATGCAGACTCGGGTGGTTTGCAGATTGTTACTCAAGGAAAAACAATCACTGAAGAAATAAAGAAAGAAGTGTATGTCAATCAAGCGAAGTATGCTAATGTAGGAATGTGCTTTGATGAAATTCCTATTGTACTTCCTTCAGGTAAGTCTGATAGAAATGATGTAGCCAACAGATATTTTGACTTTGAAAATTATGAAGCACTGGCTACTAAGACAGGTCAAAACATTGCAACACAAGTAGAGACATTTGCAAAACATGACAGCAAGTGTAAAGCGTTTGCTATTCTTCAAGGCAACTGCTATGACACCTACATGACTTGGGCTAACAGAATTTTATCTGAAGTTCCTGAGAGCGAAAAACATCGTGTTGGTGGTATTGCAATGGGAGCGGCTGCACTAGGAACTGGACCACTTGAAGATGTAAAGAGAGCCTTTATCGCAAGTCAAGTTCCAATGAGAAATGAAGAGAATAAACTTCATCTGCATATTCTTGGTGTTGGTTCTGTTCGCAGATTGATTCCCTATTTAATCTTTTGTCAGAATGGTTTGTACGATCATATTGAAATCTCTTATGACAGCACTACACACAGTAGAGCGGCAGAGAACGGACTTTATTTTATCGATGGCAGAACGATGAGTATTGGCAGACAGTGGAGTCCTAACTATCAAATGATATATGATGACATCTCTAAAACAGAGCCTGTTGGTACTAACCTCGAAGACTTTTATAATGTTCTTAACAACGGTTTTGGTGATTATGAGAAAATGGGTGGCACTATGTACATGTGGATGCGAGTCAGAACCTTAGTTGTATTGCAGAGTACCCGAAACTTTATGTCCGTTGTTGAAAGGTTGCTCATGGATCCAGAAGAACTTTTGAAGTATTCGGTTAGTTTGAGGCTTGAACATCAATACAGAAATCTGTATAATATAAAAAATTTAGATGACTACCGAAAATGGGAGTCTGACCAATACTTGGGTGGAGCGATGAAGTCTATGGCTGTCAGACAATCTGCTCCTCCTTCTTTAGAGGATTTATTTACATGAGAAAATCTTATATTAAAGTTTCTTTTCAGAAAGAAGGTATACACAAATATCCTGCCGCAAAAGATTTGCCTGGTGTAGAGTTTTTACAGTATCCTCATCGTCACATGTTTCACTTCTATGTTACTCTGGGTGTGTTTCACGATGACCGAGATGTTGAGTTTATTCTCTTTAAAAGAGAACTTGAAAATCTCTTTAAAGACGGAACTATGCAAGCGAATAATAAATCATGTGAAATGCTTGCAGAGGATTTACTAGATTATGTCATCATCAATTACCCTAATAGGTATTGCAAAGTTGAAGTATATGAAGATGATGAGAATGGTGGTATTGTAGAATATGATATATCTGATTGATTTAGAATATGTTGAAACGAGATACACTGCTCAGTGGAAAACTGAGTTTCCTGCGTACCTGAAAAAGCAAGGACTTGATGTCACGGTTATTGATGGTCCTGATGATATTGCTGAGTGTGCTACCCCAGGAGCATTTCTAAACTTCTCGGGTACGAATGTATATAAGTCAGTGCAAGTACAAAAGATTGCAGAACTGTTTACAAAAAATCTTGTTAAGGATGGTGATAAGTTTTTGTTTGCAGATGCATGGCATCCAGGCATCATCAATCTCAAATACATGATTGAACTGCTAGGTGTTAAGGCAGAAATTCATGCACTATGGCATGCTGGCAGTTACGATCCTCAAGACTTCTTGGGTAGATTAATCGGCGATGCCCGATGGGTGCGGCATACTGAGAAGGCATACTTTGAAGCAATTGACTATAACTATTTTGCTTCTGGTTTTCACATTGATATGTTCCTAGAAAATTTGCTTGGCAAAGACCCTAGAGATGGTCGCATGAATTATATGCCTAGTGGTAAGATTACTAGAACAGGTTGGCCCATGTCTTACTATGCTGACTACATTGTCCCTGAGGAAAAGGAAGATATCATTTTGTTTCCTCATAGAATTGCTCCTGAGAAGCAGCCTGAGATTTTCAGAGATTTGCAGAAACAACTTCCTGAGTATCAGTTAATTATGTGTCAGGAAGAAAATCTCACAAAGGACGAGTATCATAAACTTCTCGGTAAAGCTAAGATGGTGTTTTCTGCTAACTTACAAGAGACTCTGGGTATCGGCTGTTATGAGATTTTATGCAGTGTAGGAATGCCTCTGGTGCCCGACACGCTATCTTACAAGGAGATGTACTATGATTGCTTCAAGTATTCTCCTGAATGGACTAGCAGTTTTAAAGCATACGAAAAAAATAAAGATTTGCTTGTCGGTCTTATTCATCACATGATGTCTAATTACTACACTGATGACATGATAAATAACATACAAGGAAATCGTGAATTTTTACGCAGAGAATATTTTACTGCAAGCAATATGATTGAGACATTGAAAGGTTAATATTATGCCACATTATTCTACAAAAACTTATGGTCATGAAGAAGGTTTGTCGGCTGTGTTTAGGCAACCGAATGCAACACATAGTCATTGTTCATTGTTACATGGATACTCTTTAGGTTTTAGACTTGTCTTCAGTGCCGAAGTACTTGATGATAAAAATTGGGTTGTTGACTTTGGCGGTCTAAAGAAATTAAAAGAGTGGCTGAAGGAAATGTTTGACCACAAACTAGTTGTTGCAAAAGACGATCCTAACCTCAAAGACCTTCTTGATCTTGAAGAAAAAGGTCTTGCAGATGTTGTGGTAATGTCTGGTGTAGGGTGTGAAAAATTTGCTGAAATAGTTTTTTATTATGCCAATAATTTGGTACAAGAAATGACAAATGGTCGTTGCAAGTGCGTAGAAGTTGAATGCATGGAACACGGCGCCAACTCTGGGATTTATAAAGCCTAATGCGAATTGCCTTGATAACAGACACGCACTTTGGTGCTAGGTCTGACTCCATTCCTTTCGACAATTTTTTCAAGTCGTTTTATGATAATTGTTTTTTTCCTAAGTTAGAAGAACAAGGGATAAAAACTGTCATACACCTTGGTGATATTTTTGATAGAAGAAAATACATCAACTTCAATACTCTAAAAAGTTGTAAAGAGTATTTTTTTGATAAGGCAAAAGAACTGGAAATAGATATTCACCTTATTCCAGGTAACCACGATACATACTTTAAGAACACAAATGAAATTAATTCTCCAAAACTTTTGTTGAGAGAATACGACAACATAACACTGTATGAACAACCAAGCGAAGTAATTTTTGGCTGGCAAAAAATTCTTCTTATGCCTTGGATATGCAGTGACAACTACCAGCAGTCAAGGACTGCTATGGAGGAAACCGATGCTACAGTATGTTTCGGACACTTTGAACTCGCTGGCTTTCAGATGTACAAGGGCGTTAAAAACGAGCATGGTATGGATCCTAGCATATTCAATAATTTTGATCTTGTTTGCTCTGGGCATTTTCACCATCGTGACCGTAACGGTAATATATATTATTTGGGCAATCCTTATGAGATTACATGGTCTGACTATGACGACCCTAGAGGATTTCATATACTGGATTCGGAGTCGCTAGAATTTGAGTTTATACAAAACCCATATAACATGTTCCATAAAATCTATTATGATGACTCAAAAGAGATGGAAAAGATAGATTATGAGAAACTTGAAAGAACATGTGTTAAGGTCATTGTAGTACGAAAAACGGACTTCGCACAGTTTGACAAAATCATTGATAATCTGTATAATTGCAATCTTGTCGAATTGAAAATCATTGAAGATTTTTCTGAGTTTGAAGATGAAGCAGTAGGTGAAGAGAACATAAATCTTGAGGATACAATGACTCTTCTTAATGAGTATGTTGATAATATTGAAACAGAACTTGATAAAGAAAGATTACAAAATTATCTCAGAACTCTGTACATAGAAGCACAGAATATATAAGGCTTATATGATTTATTTTGAAAAACTTAGATGGAAAAACTTTCTGTCTACAGGCAATGCATTTACAGAGATAGAGTTTACTCGGAGTCCATCTACTCTTATTGTGGGTGAAAACGGCAGTGGTAAATCTACTATGCTAGATGCTCTTTGCTATGTGTTGTTTAACAAACCTTTTAGAAGTATAACTAAGCCACAGTTAATCAATACTATCAATAACAAATCTTTGGTAGTTGAAATTGAATTTAGAATTGGCACACATGAATATCTAATAAAAAGGGGTGCCAAACCTAACCTGTTTGAAATTTATTGTGATGGAAATCTTGTAGATCAAGACGCCGCTGTTCGTGATTCACAAAAGTATCTTGAAGAATCCATTCTAAAATTAAATTACAAATCCTTTACTCAGATAGTTATACTAGGCAGTGCATCGTTTACGCCTTTCATGCAATTGCCTCTCGGACAAAGAAGAGAGATCATTGAAGACATTTTAGATATTCAAATCTTTACTGTGATGAATAGTGTCCTTAAAGACAAGCAGAATGTTCTTCGTGAAACTATTAGAGATATTGAAACTGAAATGGAAGTTGCCAAGCAGAAGGCAGAAATTCAGAAACAATATATAGAAACGCTAGAAGAAAACAAAGCCAAAAAAATTACAGAGATACAGGAGCAAATAAATGTCCTCGACAAGACGATTGCAGATGCGGCGGGAACAGTTGAGAAACTTACAGCAGAGAAGGCGGGACTGGGCGACCCTGAAGAAAAAAGAAGAAAACTTGGAGCCTTCAAGGACAAGTTTAACACCCAGCTCCGAAAAATCCGACAAGAGTTAGATTTCTACGAGAAGCACGATGACTGTCCTACCTGTAAGCAAGGCATTCCTTATGAGTTTAAAAAGGAAATTCAAGGGACAAAGTTATCTAAGGTTGAAGAACTTGAAACTGCTACGAAGGATCTAGATGAAAAGTTTGCGGAACTAGATACTTTAGTTGCAAATTATAATGAGATTAATGAATCAATCAACGCAGAAAATAATGAGATTATCTCTAACCAACGATACTTACAAAGACTCAATGTAGAATTGTCAGAGGCACAAAATAATGTAGCCAACATTGATGAAGAAAAACAAAAATTGAAAGCATTGGCTAAAGAAGTAGTTTCAAAAAATAATTTGCGTTCAGAAAAGAATGAAGAGCAACACTATCTAACAGCGTGTGCCGCACTTCTAAAAGACACAGGAATTAAAACGAAGATAATTAAACAGTATCTTCCTGCTATAAATAAACTTGTAAACAAATATCTGGCTGCGATGGACTTCTTTGTTCAATTTGATTTGGACGAGAAGTTTAGTGAAACGATTAAATCAAGATATAGAGATAAATTCTCGTATGCAAGTTTCAGTGAAGGAGAAAAACAACGAATAGACTTGGCTTTGTTGTTTACTTGGCGAACTATTGCTAAGATGAAAAATTCTGCCGCAACAAACCTGCTAATACTTGATGAGGTTTTTGACAGCAGTTTAGATAATAACGGAACTGACTATGTTATGACACTGTTGGATACTATAGGTGAGGAGACTAATGTATTTGTTATCTCTCACAAAGGCGATCAACTGTTTGACAAGTTTAGAAGTGTTATTAAATTTGAGAAGAAACAAAATTATTCGGTGATGAGTTAATGGGTCTAGTATATACATGCGGAGATAGTTACGCAACTCCTGATCCAAGAGTACCGGGAACACACTACTCAGAGTTAGTATCAGAACAGCTTGGGCATGAACTAAAAATTGTATCGATGCCAGGGTGCGGTAGTAAATTTATGAATTTGCAGATAGACGAGGCTAGAAACAATAACGCCGATCTTGTTTTGATACATAAACAACCAGGTAGATTGGAGATTCAGTACGGGGAAGATTTAGACGAACCAGATGCACCTATATCGTTGAAGAATTTTTATTATGGACTGAACTCAAATGTCAATGGGTTGAGAGAAAAGAATACTAGTAAGTCTTTTATGCTTGCCACAAATGTTCTTACTATCGCAAATCCAGAAGGGAGAACCCGCATTTCTAAAACTCTAAAGTCACATACGATTGACGGTAGTGATTATGTGTTATTAAAGGATATAGATTCGTTTTTTGATGGAATAGAACCCATTCAATTGATGAATATGTTTAATCCCAAATATGAAGCCTACAAAGAAACTCTTATGTTCTATGCTTCATTAGATAAACTTCACAATGAAGGAATACCATTCGTTTTTATAAATGAAAGTCACGAAAATATAGGAAACCCTAGACTAAATAAAAAGTATTTTCTAGATTATGAGATAGTGTATGATAATCCATGTCCAGTCATCTATCATACCTTTGAAGAAAAGCAGAAGATTATTGCAAATAAAATAATGGATGTACTATGAACTTAGAAAAATTAGAACTCGTTCCTTTCAACGATGAAGCATTGAAAAGGAAACCGGATGTGTTTAATTTTGATGAGCATGATGCAGAAGAAGTGTGTAATGCTATCTTTGCAAAACAAAAATCTTTGAACGGTGCAGGTCTTTCGGCTAATCAAGTTGGGCTTAACATGCGCATCTTCACTATGGGAGATGGAAAAAATTTAACTCGGTACATTATAAACCCTGAAATTGTTGACATCTCGGAAGAAACTGTTCTTATGACAGAAGGCTGTCTGAGTCTCCCAGGAGTGTGGTTGAATCTAAGACGACCTGCAGAAGTTACTGCTAGATACCAAGATATTGATAGTAGTTGGTCAGTAGAGAAGTTTGAAGGGATTGCCGCAAGAGTTTTCTTGCATGAGTATGACCACATGCTGGGACAAAATTTTACACAAAGAGCCTCAAGGCTGAAGATAGAAAGAGCCTTACGAAAAGTTGAGAAGAGAGCAAAACGATATATTCAAAATCAACTGGCAAAAGGAAGATAAATATGAAAGATAAAATGATTAAAGTAGCCCGAGGTTATTTCAACGGGCAAATTGGAAAGCATCTAATCAATGCTGACAATCTAATGACCAACCCAGTTGGCATTGGCGAGCATGGTGACATTATCGGGGAACTTGAAAAAGAACTCGCTAAGGTTGCCGAATACGAAGAGAAAATAGCAGTACTAGACAAGTACTTTGGAGAGGGAAAATAAATGGCAGACGACTTTGATTTCGGCTTTACTATTGTTGATAGTGAGGACTTGAGTCCAAAAACAGCGACCACTGTGCAAGCAACAGTGCCTGATGACTTCAAAGACGAAATCATGGCGAAACTGTATGACTTGGAAAATAGAATTCTATCTTCGGATAGCTCGGGAATGATTAATGAGCACCGTGCCTTGGTTGAACAGGATGTCGCAACAAAGTTGCGTGACCTTGAAGACCTTATCATGCCGCTACTTATCAACCTGAAAACGAATCCTGAAAAGGATTACATTCACTGGCCCAATAGAACGGCTATCATTGATAAACAAATTGAAAAAATTAAGGCGGTCACAAGATATTATGAGCGAATCAACTGAGAAAGCAATCCGTGGGTATGTTGACCAAACTCTTAACCGAGTACATCATTTTTATGTGACAGGTGAAATCACCGAAGCAGAAAATTATGTTGAGTGGTTTCAGATTATTAGGTCAGCAGGACCTCACGATGTAATATATCTTCATATTAATTCTGAAGGTGGCGATGCGTTTACTGCAATTCAATTTATGCGTGTCCTATCTGAGACAGAAGCAAAAGTTATTACTTCAGCAGAAGGCTTTTGTGCATCGGCAGCCACAATGCTATTTTTGTGTGGTGACCAGTGTGAAGTTTCAGATCATTCTGTATTCATGTTTCACACCTTTTCATCGTTTTCATATGGCAAGAGCAGTGAAATGTTTGCTCAGGTTACTATGGAGCGGTCATGGGGTGAGAAGATGGTCTCTAGCATCTACCAGGGATTCTTTGATGAGGATGAGATCGAGGCTTTGCTAGAAGGTAAGGACTATTGGATGGAAGGGGCTGAAGTAATTCAAAGACTGACTACGAGAAAGGAACTCCTCGAGGCTCCTAAAAGAAAGACTCCAGCTAGAAAGAAAAAGTAAGTTTATTGAAAGAAAGGATTCATCATGAATTTAGATGATGTTTTAGAAAATGGCGTTACCATTAAAAGCTCGGGTACAACTGGAGAACCTAAACAGTTTTTCCAGTCACCCGAGAAGTTAGATATTGCAAACACTGTAGCGAATGTGGTACAGTCAATCACACCACTAAGTAAAGTCTACACCGTATGCAAGCTAGATCATGCAGGCGGGCTTCTTGCTCAAACTTTACCTGCTCATTCTATTGGTGCAGAAGTTACTGTCGAGACCTTTAATGCGTATAGATTTGTAAAGGTGATAAAAGACTATACGCATTCTCACCTTACTCCTGACCACGCTAGGGCAATAATGGGTACAAAAGGATTTGACCAATTGGACTTAACAGGTATTGTAATTACCTGTGGTTCTGATAGAGTTACATGGGATATCATTGAATCATTTGTGACAAGAGGTTGTCAGTTTATTGTCAATTGGGGAATGAGCGAAATAGGACCAGTTGCTATCAATCACAAATTCAATTCACTTGAAGAGGTTGAAAAAGTTAAAGCTCTGTGCCCTGAAGGAACTACTCTGATGGGCAGTACCAAATATTGTTACTATAAAGTGAGTGAAGCGGGAGAGTTGTCAGTCAAAGGAGACATATGTATCTTTGATGATTGGTACCAAACGGGCGATATTGTGGTCGAAAAAGATGAGTTTTTGTTCTATTTTGGTAGAAAAAATTTGAAGATTTTTCACAAACCCAATGAAATCAAGCACTTAGAGATGTAGAAAAAGGTTGACTTATTGCTTCAAAGGCATCATACTATGCATATAGTTAGGAGAATGTCTATGGAAATCAACAAAAAAAGTACACTCGCAAAGTTGCTTGCTACTGAGAACATCACTCTGGAGCATCGCAAAGTACCGACTGCATACTTCGATTTAAAAGAGCGCAAAGTTGTTCTTCCCATGTGGAAAGAAATGGACTCTGACCTTTATGATATGCTTATCGGTCACGAGGTTAGTCATGCTTTGAATACTCCCTATTCAGGTTGGCATGACAATGTAATTGAATACGGTTATGGAATCAAATCATTCCTCAATGTGGTTGAGGATGCTCGTATTGAACGGCTCATCAAAGAAAAATTTCCTGGGCTAGTCAAAAATTTCTATGCAGGTTATCGCAAACTATTCAATGATGATTTTTTCGGAGTCAAAGGTCGTGACCTTTCTGAGTTGCCCCTCATTGACCGAATCAATCTACACTTCAAAATTGGTTCTATGCTCGGCATTGATTTTACTGATGAAGAACAGGTGATGGTTGACCGAGTTGCAAACTGTCAGACCTGGGAAGATGTAGTCGAGGTTGCCCATGATTTGTACGGCGATGCAAAAGCAGAGTTAGAAGAAGAGCAACAGGAACAGGAATCAGGCGAATCTTCCTTTGAGTTTGAGGATGAGGAGTTTGAGGATGATTATGAACCATCTTCTGGCGACTCTGAATCTGAGGAAAAGGAAGAAGAAACTGAAGAAGAAGGAAATTCTCCTTCAAACGAATCCAAAGACAAAGAGGAAGAG